AACCTACTCTATTTCTAACAGGTCTAAAATCATTTATCAATTCTAGTTGGACCTTACCACTCGTTATCTCTGAGTTAATCGTGTTAATCAAATACCTTTTATCTTTTATGATTAACCTGTCATTCAATTTCAATGAAGTAATTAATGAAATAGGAAAGTATGCAGTTAATTTTGTTAATCTGTTTTTAGAATTGAATAAATTCGATAAGTAACCAAAGTAATAATTAGCAAATAAACTGTTTTGAATCGGTGTATTGTACCAACTTGAATCTTCGGGTGCAAAGTTCAAACTATAAATTTGATTATTGTAGCTTAAATCATTACCAAATAACGCAATATTGTTCTCAGTTGTTTCTGTTGTACCGTCGTAAAAACGTATTGCTGTACTCATAGCTCCATTATAATAAAGCAATATAGGTTTTGGAATATATGACTTATAGTCTGGCGATTTAGTCAAACTAAACCCAACTTGCATCGGAGTAGTACTGTACTTTTGAAACTGTAAATTCTCAAACGGTAATTTTACAGCATAATCTCCACCGTCGTAATCGTAATTTAGTGAAGTATCTCCCCACTCTCTACCTGCATAATCTCCAAACTGTCTATTAATAAAACTTTCGCTTTTTTCGTAGTTGAATGATATGTTTTTGTATAATGGTAACCTATCAACATTTATTTCTTCTACATTCACAAACTTTGTAACGTCTATTACAGCACCTTTACTATACCAGTCGTCTATTGGTTCAATCTGAAAAGTATTATAAGCTGTTGCGTAACAAGTTAAATTGAATTGTTTTAATATACCACTAAAGAAGTCAGCTATTGTAATATTTGGAACATTTAAGTAGATTGAATTACTAGATGAACTCATTACTAAATCTGAACTTTTAACAGCATTTACAGTACCTATTAATTGAGTTGTTGAACCTCCAAAATTAGTGTATCTCGATTTACTTAAATTAATAGTGTATCTTAAATTTATTGAACTTTCAGAACGTACTTTTAAATTTACATTATTATAAGAATAACCTAGTAAATCACTAGAGTAAACTATATTATAGTTGTCATTATCTAAATCGTATTTAACTGTATTCTTTAAAATACCATCAACATAAACATCAACATAAACAATAGTACCTGCAACGTGTGTACTATCAATTTTTACTGAAATAGAATGTACTACCCTGTCATTTACTATCCCTGTCGGTGTGAATGTGTTTGTAGTTGAATTATACGAACCTCCTGCTGTGTTTGTATTATCTGTGAATGTATCAATTAACATTTCATAACCATTCATTTTTGCATCTTGGTTGTCTGTATTTTTACACCATAGAAACAACTTAGTAAACAATTCACTATTTAGAAAGTTAGAATTGAATGTCAAACCAAAATCTGTTTGTATAGCTTCAAATATCTTTGATACTTTTATAGCAGGAAATAACTCGTTCCAATTTACTCGACCTGTCGTTGTGCTTAAATCTGTTGAGCTTGCATCTCCATAGGTCCAAACATTTTTAGAAGTTATCATAGGATAACGCACATCGTAATCTGTAGCTGTATCTGTTAATCTCGCTTTAACACCTGCTCCAGTATAAGGATTTGTTATTGCTGAATAGTCTAAATCTGAAAGTTTTTTGTTACTGAATAAGTCTTTTAAACTAACTAAATCACCATAGAAAGTAATCGTATAATGCTCTGCTTTATTGCTCTTTAAATTTGAACCTTCTAATTGTATTTTACCACTTCTAAATGGTGTTTTACCTACTTCAATGTAGGCATATCGTCGTAGGTTATGGTCGATTGAATTATCTACATCATTTTGATAAAAATATTCAAAAATCCTATCATTATTCGGAGTGCTTGGAACTGTAAACGATTGACTAAAATCTGTATAAACCTTAGATAAATCCTGTACATTCTGTATTGAACTAGAAATATTAATAAACTCATCTTTAAATAAATCAATCTTTTCGTATTGATTAGCTGCTGTGCCTTCAATATAAATCTCAACTTGTCTATTCATATTACGTCATTTGTATAAGTGAACTCTAAAGGATAGTTAATCATTTTGTTATTGATATTCTTTTGTAGTTCAATCTGTTTAGTAGTTAATTTTGCAGGTCTATTGTTTACTAAAATCCTATCACTCAATAAAAGCTGTTTAATAGTTTCTTTAAATGATTCATCTACCCAACCGCTATTAACTTTTATAGATTCTGTACCGTTTACGTTGAATGTTTGTGTTAGATTCTCTTGACCGTTAAATGTTGTTTCTACATTCCTGTAACTTTTATACTCTAAACTTGTAACATTTAAACTATCATTTGAAGCACCAAAGAAAAACTCCCTTTGAAATGCACCGTATTTATTTACAAAATCAATAGTAACAGTTGAATATTTACATTGTTCTTTAGGTCTAAAGTAATACGTTTTTAAAACAACATTTGAAGCGTTTAAAATCTCTAACTTATTACCATTAGCAACATAACTAGAATACACTTTAAACGGTTGCAAAACCCTTGTATCAGCACTTGTATAAGTTCTATTAGTTCCTGTTACTAAATCGGTATATTTATACTTCCATCCGCTTGTATTATCAACTACTAAATCACCAGGATTTAATGCAGAATCATAATAATATGTTCCCTCAGGTAATAGATAAGCTCCTAAATCAATGTTAATTCCTTCCGTATTGTAAACGTAACCATTAAAACAAGTGTATTCTGTTGTATCAAGCAACGTATATGTAGAACCTATCAGCTTATACCGTTTGATTTTAGCGAAACAAAAGTGAGATTCATTCATATAGTTAGGCTCTGTTGTCGTATTAACAGTGTAAACTAAGTTATTAAAGTAGTTTTGAATGTATTCTGATACATCGAAGTAACAAGTAGGTGCATTTGATGAAGCAATTAATTTACTTAGCGTATAACTTGGTGAAGTAGGGTAAACTAAAACCCCACTCTGAGAGCTTTTTAAAAATATTTCAACCTTTGCACCAATTTGACTTGCTTCGTTAATTGAAATAATATAAGGACTTTTTGCGAATATTCTACTCATTTTACTTTTGGTTGTTCTATTGTACTATTAAATAACGAAATTGCATCCAATCCGTATTTCTCAACTAATTCTGAAGGTAATTTATTAAATGCTCTTTCAAATGGTTTAGTAAAAAATAAACTAGGTTTGATACCGTGTTGAAATATTGAACGTGCTATTAAAAATTTTAAAGTTTGCCTACTTATTAACTGCCCTTTCTTATTTCGTGGTGCTATACCTTTACGAACTATCCATTTATCTAGCGCTCTTGGTGGTGGCATTCCTTTTAACCCTCTTATACCACCTTTTGAAGTATAACTATATTTACCGTTTTTTACTACCGTTTTAGGATTACCGTTTTTATCTTTTCCTGCAGGACCAACACCATTAACTCCCTTATCTTGGTAATGCCCGTAATCTTCCATTGAAAAATAAATACCGAAACTGTTTTTAAATAGCTTAGATTCACCTTTAATAGAATTGTACAGCTTCTTACTACTATTCTTTTTTAAGTTCGTTAAATTGCTTCTACTTTGTTGAATAACATACTTCACGAACTTTTGCAGCTCCTTCTCAGTTTCTAGCATAATTGCATAGTGTTTTCTGCTGATATATCAAAAGTCATTGTCCAACCTGCTACACTCTCTGTAAACTTATCAAAGAAAGGCTCACACGTTGCATCTGATAACATATCGAAATTAATTGCTAAATCTCCCCTGTATAACGATTCATAAACTCTATTAAGTATCATTAAAGTTGTGTTCATTACGTCGTCCTCGTTATTGTTACCAACGTACAAAGAAACTGTTTCATCTTTGCTAAAATCTACTATATCCATACATAAAATAGATATATTGAAGTTGATAACCTGCTGACTTAATGAAGCGTTATTCACCATTATATGACACAAAGGAAACATATTCTGTTTATTGTTCAATACGTCTGATAAATCGCCCTTTGTTACTTGATTCACTAAAGCATCTTCATTCAAAGAGTTATATAATTTTGTCGCTATGTCGTAATATCCACTCATCTTAGCTGCTGTTTTTTTATTTGATTAATTTCTATTTGTGTTTTCTGCTTCTCAAATGTCAGAAAGTTAAGGACGGTAAATAATTCGAGTCGTAAGACTTCATCGAACTTTGTAACATCTCCTTTAGCGACTTGATATATTGATTGATACCACCCCCACTGTTTGCTAAATTGAGCTTCTTCGCTAAAATCTGATAGTTCGTTGCCGTTATCATCTTCAGGTTCTTCTCTAAATAGTTTATTGTAGCTTTTAATAACTCCCTCTCTAAATTCAAAAAAAAAAGGTGTGCGCTCAATGCTATTGACAAAGGGGTGTACTTCATCATTTCCCCGAACTCCTCAACATTATTAAACGGTGCTATTAAATACTGCCCTTTCTTATTCGTTTCAATTACGGGACGGTATAGAACTGCTAATGCTTTATGATAATCTTCAAACTTTAAAAAATGGTGTTCTAGTTCGATATATTCTTCCCAACTTATTTTATCAAAATTAGGAATTAAACCAAGTTCTAAATCGTTCATTTTAAACGTGCTTTTTATCTTCGGAATTTCTGAGAATAGTTTGTTAAAATGTTGAACCAGTTCTAACATATCATTAAACGAAATCTTAACTACTTCCTTTAACTCAACACCACAAAATATCTGTATCATTTTCTGACCTAGAAACTCTGCATCGTCCGAAGTCTTAACTATCTCCATATACTTTTGATAATTAAGCAATGGAATCTCATCTAATGAAGTTGGAATTGTTAATTTTAATTTCATATTATTTAAACGAATTAATTTATTATTGTAATTAATAGATTGAATAGTTTCCTTTGTTAGGATTTGATAACTGATAAGATACAGCATAACGAACCGCATCTAATGCGTGGTTAAATTTATCAATAGGTGTTTGCGACTTCTTCTCTAACCAACTGTAATTATTTAGCTCCTTAATTAAATCAATTGATTCAGGGTCTATTATCAACTCGTAATCTCTTAGCATCTCAATACCTTCTGTAATCTTATGTTTAACACACGCAACTACATTGTTACCTTGATGTTTTAATTCACTAATTAATCTAGGCTCTGCATTATCACCTACAATTAAACCACCTTGAGTAAAATGATTATTTAGCCTTGCTAGTTCTGTTGTAACTAATTGTGTTTGGTAAATATGTAATTTAAGATAAATTAACTTTCTACCTTTGTCGATTGAAGTTTCTACTAATGTTGTTGGGTCGTTTGAGAATCCATAATCTTGACCAAACACACTACCGTTATCGTTATTAAATGCTCCTATTCTCCAGTTGTTATAGATAACTCCTTCCGCTTTGTCTAACCAACCACCTAAAATAGTATGCTTATACTTCTCAGGTCGTCGCTCTTTAATATCGTTAATTTGCTCTAGGAACGATTTAGAAAGGTTTTCTATATTATCCTGATAAGTTGTATGAATATAAGTAATATCGTCGTTTACAATCGTACTACCACCTTCAACTCCTTTGTCTTCAAAAAACTTTCTATAAATAAAATGCTCTTTTGTACTTGGGTTAAGTATAACTATAACTCTATTCTGTTTATCTTTATTCCTTATCGAATAGTCTATTTTATCAAATGTTTCTTCGTCTGTTAGCTCTTCCGCTTCATCCAATACGAAAGTTGTAACACCTGACAATGATTTAAGGTTAGCTGTTTGCTGTCCTGAACTTGTTTTAATACCCTTAAACAGAATCTTTGAACCTGTACGAATATTTATAATCTCATCCTTTGTAATGTGAAAATCTGAATGCCTATTAATCAAATCAATCTTTTCGATAAACTCAGGAATAATAGAAACGTGCGCTGAGGTTAATGTGTAACGAGTAAATAAAATTACGTGTCCTGTTTCATAAGTTAGTGTTAATAGAAACGTGGTAATAGAAAAACTTTTGCCCGAGCCTCTACCTCCCGTAACTACAAAGTAACGACTATCTGAAAATAAACCGTTATATTTTTTACTTAATGTTAACAAGGTCTTTAATACTAAAATCGTTTAATGTAATATTACTTTCAACTGTTTCTTTTGGTTTACCACAACCATATTCAATCAATATCTTTGCGCTTGCTATTCTGTCAGTAGGTCGTTTTGTTTCGTCCAACATTATCTCAGCAATAACTCTAAAAGCATCCTGTACGTGAGGTTGTGCTAATGTGAAACCCTTTATCTCATCAGCTACTCCCTTACGTCCTGAACCTTCTCTTTTACCTCCGTGTGTACTCATTTGAAATCTCTTGATTAGTCAAGTTATTTACATTGACCTTTAATAGGTTTATTACCTTTCCATTCCTTATCTCTTTGCAATCCGCTGCAATCGTTTATAGTTGAGTAGTAACCCCACTTTGTGCCATCTGGAAAAGTAAACTCATTAACGTGAACTACTCTATCACAATTACAATCTTTTGCAACTGTTTGACTATTATCATTTGTTGTTGTATTACTTTCTTTCTTACAACTAAACAAAACTAAACTAATTAATACTATTAAACGCATCTCTCAAAACATTAAGTAAATCTCTCAAACAACTACCACAAAGTGAGTATTGCTCATTCTTATCGTAAACTCTGTTAAATATGTTTACAAGCATCATAACCTCTAATGGACTTGCTTCTACTTCATCCTTAAAAAAGTCAGTCAAAAACTCGTATTCATTTTGAGTAAATTCTAAACCGTTTTTAACTTCGTATTTTTTACACTCTTTTTTTGCCATAACTTATTTTTTAAAATGTTCTTTGCTTAGTTCAAATAAATCATTTCTAAGCATTTCATTTTCGTTTCTTAATCTTATGTTTTCGTCTTTAGTTTTTTCAAACAACTCATAAAATTCTTTAGCTCTTTCTTTTCTTTCTTTTAATTCTGATTCTAAAACTTTCAATATCTCAAAAAATTCTTTCATACTCTTTATTTATAATATGTTATATTGCATTCTGGTTCTTTTTTATTAAAAATTTTATCTAATTCTTTTATAGCATCTTCTTTTTTATTAAACCACAAAGGAATCCCATCTTTGTCTAAAGCTATCCATTCTTTTCTAACTCTTTCCCAAAATTTAACTTTTACAAATCTATAAATTTGAGGTTGAAATTTACCATCTAAATTTATTATTCTTATATCTGTTTTTATTATAGATTCTCTCATAATAATTCAAAATCTTTATTCTTAAAATCTTCGTAATCTTCAAATATTTCTTCCCTTATCTTCGCTTTAGTTCGTTTAATACTTCCAAAAACTTCTGACAAAGATATGTTATATTTCGCTGCTATCTTTCGCATTGTTAAGCCTTTCTTAAAATACTGGTCCAATATTATAACGTCCGAATAGTGAGTTCTGTATTTTACACCTTCAATCTTAACTTGAATCTTATCATAAGTTAGAAATTCTTGTATATCGTTTTCGCTATTTACAAGCTCTTTAACGTCGTTTAAATCTATGTGCTTATACTTTGTTTCAATTCTTAGTTTATCAACGCATATAGACCTTAAAATGCACCATACATAAGCTGTGCTAATCTCTTTGTCAATCGTAGAAACTTTGATATACATATCCTGGACGTCATCCTCACTACCTCCAAATTGTTTAGCAATGTTTAACCATTTCTTATGGTCCTTTGATAGTGTGGTTAATATATCCATTACAATAGAGCTTTAATATATTCTTTACAGTACTTTTCAAATGAAATACCTACTACTTGTTTTATCTTATGATTAATGTAGATACCGTATAGAAACATTTTCTTTTCTTTTTTAATTAATGTGCTGTATTTTATCATAAATTTAATATTATTTTATTGTTTAACATCGCTTCAATAACTGTTTCAACTGAATATTTAGTGAAAACCAACTCTATAAACTCGTTTTCTGTATGAATCTTATATCCAAACTTAACTTTAGGTAGCGGTGAAATTAAAGTATCACCATTAAATACAGCATTTGGAATAGATTTTAATATACGTTGTTTATGTTTCATCTTCGTTTCGCTCTCGTTTTTAAGCTATCATAGTTCAAATATAATGATTTTAAACAAATAAAATCTTCAGGTTTAGAATTATCGAATAAATTCACAGTTAAATGCAAGTTTTGAAGATACCCAATAGGACTATTTACGTTTAGCCTATTAGGTAAATTCAAAAGCTTTTCTTTATAGTTTATCACTTTCTTTTAACCATAAATCAATAACTACTTTAGATTTTTCTAAATCGGTTCTAAACTCGCCTTTCTTTTCGCTTCGTTCTAATCTCTTAACGATGTCGAATAAATAAGAATTCCATCCTCTTTCTTCAGCAACTTTGTAAAGTGTTCCGTTATCGTTGTTGTAGTGTTTAGGAGTTTCAAATTTATCTTTTAAATTCTTTATCTTATCTTCATTGAATTGAATTAAACCATCAACTAAAAGTACTTCATCTTTTTTAACTATTTCAAAGTATTCCAAAACTTTATCTTCATCATCACAAACCCATTCTCCATTCTCAAATTGAATCATAAAATTATCCTTTGATTTTTTAAATGAATATTCTACACCATCCTTAAAATCTAAATAATTCTTTTTACATAATACTTTCATATCCTTATGCTCATCTGTAATAATGTTTAAAGTCGATGTACTCCAATAATTAACATCACCTATTTTATTAAATCTGTCAGGTTTTAACACTATACCTCTCGTTATATGACTATCCGTATAAGTAACTCTAATTCTCAATTGAGTAGTTTTAGATTCTGCTATTACAATTTTGTTATTTTCCATGCGTTAAGCGAATTAAAGTATTTTTCTTCACCTTGTGGATTTATCCAACATTTACCTGACAAATTAATCTCAACTTCCAACATATCACCAATGTTAAACGCATCAATCAAACTACACTTATCTTTTGTTAGTTGAATTAAAATATCATTCGAGAACGCACCATCTATAACCGTTACTACAAATTCACGTTTTGAAAATGCTTCTGATACTTGGATAGTATCGTTTTTTACTTTTAATGTACCTGTAATTTTCATAATTAATCTTTAAAAAATGTTCCGTTTACTGTTTTTCCAGTTCTATTTTTAATCACTTGATATGCTGAATTTAAACAATTCTCATAATTCAATCCTAATTGTGCGCAAAGAATAATTAAAACTACTTGAATGTCTCCTATTGCATCTATTTGTTCTAACTTATTCTGTTTCAAAATAGCATTTGCAAGCTCTCCAACTTCTTCGGTTAGCTTAATAAATTGCTTTGTTTGGTTTTCTTCTTGTAGCAAATTTCTTTGTTCTGCCCATTCTAAAATTTTTTCAATCATAATTTTTTAGTTTTGTTTGTCGCAAATATACTATTTCTTTTCAATAATATCAAATTTAATATACTCATTTCCTTTATCAACTATAAATTTTTCAACTTCTAGTCTATAAACCTGATTATCATTAAACTTATATTTTTTAGATAGGCAGTCAATAGTTTGTTTAACTGGGTTATCTATATCACTTGCCTTGCTACTAAATCCAAACTCTAACTTAATTATGTACGGTGGTATTCCGATAAATTTAATAGGTAAACTAAATAACATTTCACTTTCAAATGATTTGTATTTATCTGTACGAAATCTGCGACCTTTAAAAGCATCATTTACAGATAACGGTTTTATGTTAATCTTCTCCATTATAAATCTTTTATCGTTTTTCTTACTTCCTCAGCTAGAACTTTTCTAACCTTAAACTTTAAACCTCTTAAATCTTCGTTTTGCTCTTGGATTTTTTGCCGAGTTCTTCTTATCGTTTCTGCATTCGTCAATACGTTTGAGTGAGCAAACATAGTTAAGAATCTTTCTGCACTCAAATTTATCATTTCGTGTCCTAGCTCTTGCTCCCAAAATATCGAAATAAGTTCGCTATCGTTATCCCTTGTAGAAGGAACTAATTCTAAAATACTTTTTACTTTGTCTTTAATCTTTGCGTTCATAATTATTTAGTTTTAAAATGGTACATTGTCAAATTCTGTATTCGGTTGTAATGAATCGAAAATATCAACTTCTTCAATTATTGGTTTATTATTTCTCATCCTATCTATTTTATCAAATGGACTTTCACCATTAATATAATATCTATTTGTTTTTCTTTGAAATTGAATATTACAAATATCTTGTGGAATACCTACTAATTTTTGTTTCTTAATCTTTTGACTTCCAAATATTACTTCTGTACTTCCAAAGTCTAAAGCTCTTTCTGGTCGCCAAACAAATAAAACATTATCTGCTTTGTCTGCAAATGTACCACCACCTTTGATTCTATTTACATCAGGTCTTAAATAACGTCCTTTCGTATCTTTTTGAGGTGTTACTTGGTGTGCTACTAATTGAGTAGTTATATCGTTTTCAATCGAGAATCTTTTTATTTCACTCATAAATCTAGAAATATATAAATCTTCTCTTTCTCCTGACTTCATTTTATGTTCTACTGTATTGTAGGGGTCAATTATTAAACATCTTACACCTTGTTTACGAATT